CGACCCCAAATTGGTTCGCTAACATGTTATATATAATAATAGGCAGCTCATTTGGATATCGCTTTGGTAAACAAGGATTGCAAATGATAAATAAAAAAGGTAAGTAATGGACGGAATAAAATTAGCTGAATATTTATTAAAGAACATAAGAGAGCGTAAAAAAGATTTTACGATTACACTCTCTGATGGTGCGATAGAATCCTTAGAGGACTATCGGTTCATTGTAGGTCAGATACGTGGCATGACTTACGCTGAAGAAGAAATAAAAGCCGCGATGAAAGGAATAGAGCTAGAAGATGGCTAAAAAACTATTCGTGCCTGAGAGAATTGCTAACGCACGTAAAAAACAAGCAATAAGTATGGAAATACCTGATGCAGTTAAAAAAGGATTCCAAAACATAGAAGATAATCCAAATTCTAAAGACCCTTCTAAATTAGAAACATCTGCTTTGGAAAGACTTCCTCAACCAGTAGGATATAGAATACTTGTTATACCTTACTACATGAAGTCAAAAACCAAAGGAGGTATCTACATTCCTGATGCGACACGAGATCGTGAAAGTTTTGCAACAGTCGCAGCGTATGTCGTAAAATTAGGATCAGATGCTTATACTGATGAAAATAAATTCCCAACAGGTGCTTGGTGTTCCGAGAAAAGTTGGGTTCTTATGGGAAGATATGCTGGAAATCGCTTTAAAGTTGAGAATTTAGAGGTAAGATTGATAAATGATGACAATATTATCGCAACAATACTTGACCCTAGTGATATTTCCTATGTATAAAGAAATTGGAGAACAAAAATGAATATAGAAAATCAAAATTCTGTTGAAAACGAAGTAGTTTCTGTTGATGTTGAAGAAGTAGAACAAGAAGTATCTCCTTCCGAAATACCATTTGTTTCTGAACAAGAAAAAACCCGAACAAATGTTCAGGAAGTAGAAGCTGTAGAAAAACCTGATGAGTTGTCTGATTATTCTGACAATGTTAAAAAAAGAATAAATCAATTAACAGCAAAAAGAAAACAAGCTCTTGAAGAAGCAGAAGCTGCAGTTCAATATGCACAACAACAAAAAATTGAAAACGACAAGCTCAAAAAACAATTAGAAACCTTAGATAAAGGCTATACACAAGAATATAGTAGTCGTGTTGAAAGCCAAGAAGATCAAGTTAAAAAAATATATAAGGAAGCACATGAAGCAGGTGATGCCGATAAAATGGCAGAAGCTCAATCTATCATGGCAAGATTGGCTGTCGAAAAAGAAAGAATCAGAGTTCAAAAAGCTAGAGCTGAGCAATATGTACAACAGCCACAACAAGAGCAAAAACCAGAACCACAACAACAAAAAATTCCAAAAGTAGAAGATCTTGATCCAAAGTTGCAAACATGGATGAAATCAAATACTTGGTTTGGAACAGATATGGTTATGACAGGTGCTGCTCAAGGTTTGCATCAACAACTAGTTGGCTCTGAAGGTTTTGATCCAACATCTGATGATTATTACGCTGAGATAGATAAGCGTATGAAGGATAACTTTCCAAACAAATTTCAGGAAAAACGGCAAAACGTCCAAGCCGTTGCTCCTGCAACGTCCTCTGGACAGGTTAAATCTGGACGGAAAAAAACTGTGCAATTATCGCCAGGTCAAGTCGCTTTTGCTAACAAGATGAAAATACCTCTTGAAAGATATGCAAAAGAAGTGGCTAAAATAGAAAATAGGAGTAAATGATGTCAGCTATTGATCGAAAAAGTCGAGATTCGCAATCTCGTGAAAAAACAGAGCGAAGAAACGATTGGAAGCCGCCTTCAGCTTTAGACGCTCCTGAAGCACCTATAGGATACAAACATAGGTGGATACGTGAGTCCGTCATGGAATATGACGATAAAAATAATATTCACAAAAGAAGACGTGAAGGTTATGAACTTGTTAAGGCAGAAGATTATCCAGATTTTGATGCTCCTGTTATTGACGAAGGTAAAAACGCTGGGGTTATAGGCACTGGTGGATTATTACTTGCTAGAGTTCCAGAAGAAATTGTGGAACAACGTAAGAAATATTTTGAAGATAAAACACAGACACAAATGGATGCTGTGGATCGTGATTGGATGAGAGAAAATAATCCTGTCATGCCAAAATTAAAGCCTCAAAGAAGCAGTAATGTTTCCTTTGGGAATAACCGAAATTTAAATGATGATTAATAAGGAGAATCTAATATGGCAAATCAAGATGCCGCTTTTGGTATGCGTCCTGTAGGTAAAATAGGTGGTATGCCTTTTACTGGTGGACAAAGCCGATATAGAATCGCTGCAAATTATGGAACATCAATCTTTCAAGGTGACATGGTAGCTCAAGTCACTGGTGGTACTGTAGAAGTACACGCTGATGGTGGTACAGTTCCTATTGTAGGCGTATTTAATGGTGTTCAGTATACTGACCCAACAACTAAGGAACAGAAATTTAGTAATTTCTATCCTGCAAGTACTAATGCTTCTGACATTATTGCTTTCATTATAGATGACCCAAGTGTTATCTATGAAATTCAATGCAATGCAGCTTTTCCAATAGCTGATTTATTTGGTAACTTTGACATCAATTACGGAAGTGGTGGTAGTACAACTACTGGTATTTCTAGTGCTGAGTTAGATGTATCAACTGGTGCTACAACTGCTGGTTTACCTTTAAAATGTATTGATATTTCGCAAGACCCTGAAAATTCTGATGTTTCGTCAGATGCAACCAATGTGCACGTTGTGATCCAAAATTCTATTTTTGGTCAAAAAGGTGCAGGCTTAGCGTAGGAGGTAGATAATGGCGATAAGTAGAGCACAACTAGCGAAAGAGCTAGAACCAGGTCTAAACGCATTGTTTGGAATGGAATACGACAGATATGATGCAGAACACGCAGAAATATTTGACACAGAATCTTCTGATAGAGCATTTGAAGAAGAAGTGATGTTATCAGGTTTTGGTAACGCACCAACTAAAGCTGAAGGTGCTGGAGTTAATTTTGACACAGCAAATGAAGTTTACACTGCACGTTATACGCATGAAACAATTGCATTAGCGTTTGCTTTAACGCAAGAAGCTATGGAAGATAACTTGTACGACAGATTAGGTGCAAGATATACAAGAGCATTAGCTCGTTCTATGGCACACAGCAAACAAGTAAAAGCTGCGGCAACTTTAAACAATGCGTTTGACAGTTCATTCACAGGTGGTGATGGTAAAGAGCTTTGTGCAACTGATCACCCACTAGGTGGAGGTGGTACATTTAGAAATGAGCCAAGCACGGCTGCTGATTTAAATGAAACTTCATTAGAAAACGCTTTAATTGATATCTCAACATTTGTTGATGAGAGAAATATGATCATTGCACTACGTGGAATGAAACTTATTATCCCACCTCAATTACAATTTGTTGCTGATCGTTTATTAGAGTCAACTCTAAGACCAAGCACTTCTGATAATGATGTTAACGCTATTAAGAATATGGGTATGCTACCAGAAGGTTATGTAGTGAACCATTTCTTAACAGATACTGATGCATTTTTCATTAAAACAGATGCACCAAGAGGTTTCGTACATTTCGAAAGAGCACCTCTTGCAACATCAATGGAAGATGACTTCACAACTGGTAATATGAGGTTTAAAGCTAGAGAAAGATATTCATTTGGATTTTCTGATCCAAGATGTGTATTTGGATCACCAGGTGCTTAAATAAACCGAACAATTGTTAAAGGCGACTTTACAAGTCGCCTTTTTTTTTATATTCTTAAAAAAAACCTTAACTGCATGATGCAGACAAGCCAAGATAAGGAGAATTTACATGGCAAACACAACTTTTTCGAGTACCATTCGATCAAAGAGTGGTTTTAAAGTAATAAATGAAAATAGCACTACTGGTGCTATAACAGAAACTGGTTTTTCAGTTAATTCAACTGGACAGTTAATTTCAATGGGCACAAGAAAGATTCAGTCTTTTGCTGGTACTTTAGCATCAACAAACGCTGCTTCAACTGCTTATGCAGATGGAGATTGTTTAGTAGAATTAGGAACATTAAACGCAGATGCACCTGATGGATTGGTAACACCATCTAAAATTTTTATACACAGAGCTTTAATTGGTATTACAACTGCTGCTGGGCAAACATTAGCTGGTAATTTAGCACTTAGTTCTACAAGTGGAACTGCAACAAACGCAGCTGTAAGTGGTACAGAAATAGTAGGTGCTGGTGTAACATCATTTAATGAACAATTAAGTGCTACACAATCTATCACTGAAATTGATGTTAATTTTAATGATACTGCTGGTAATTACCACATATTTGTTCCAAACGTGACTGCTGCAGTTGCTAACTTGCATTTGTATGCTAGAGCGACAACTACAGTCAATGCTGATGTAACTGCTGGAAGATTTACAGTTGAATTAGAATACTCAGTATACTAGGAGGGCAACATGGCTGATACAGTTGCAAGTCAAACCATACAAGATGGCTTAAAAACGGCTGTTTTAAAATTCACTAACATAAGTGACGGCACAGGTGAAAGTGCCGTTACAAAAGTTGATGTGAGTGCTCTAGGAGGTGATGCAAGTGGACGTGCTTGTACAGACGCAACTATAGAAAAAATATGGTGGCAGTGTACAGGTATGAAAGTTAGTATTCTTTTTGATGCTACATCTGATGTGTTAGCAATACAGTTAGGTGAAAATCAATCTGGTTATCATGATTATACATCTTTTGGTGGATTATCAAACAACTCTGGTAGTGGTAAAACAGGTGATATAAAATTTACTACTGTTGGACACTCTAGTGCAGATACTTACACAATCATTATGCAAGTGAGAAAAGGATATTAATGTCTAAAAAATTACAAGGTGATATAAATGTTATTATTCAAAGATTAGATACTATTGAGAATAATCATCTTGCTCATTTACGTGAAGATATTAAATCTGTAAATCAAAAAATATGGGCGATAGTTATATTAGTTATCGCCCAATTATGCTCTTTAGTTTTAATTTTTTTGTCAAAAGCAATTTGAGGTAAAAATGGCAACATCAAGCTCAACGGATTTTGAATTAGCAGTCGATGACTACATTGAAGAAGCCTTTGAAAGATGTGGCTTAGAAATTAGAACAGGCTATGATTTAAAAACAGCTAAAAGATCATTAAACTTAATGTTAGCAGAATGGGCTAACAGAGGTTTAAATCAATGGACAATCGTTCAAAGAACACAGGCATTAACAGCAGATGATACTGAATATGATTTAGGTGCTGATGTTATTGATGTCTTGTCTCTTGTTATTAGAAGAAGTGGAACAGATTTTAATATGTCACGTATAAGTCGTGATACTTATTTATCTATACCAACTAAAACAACTACAGGTAGACCGACACAATATTTTCTTGATAGACAAATAACTCCAAATCTTAAAATTTGGCCCGCACCTGAAAACAGTACAGATGTTATACATTATGATGCTCTTACTAGAATACAAGACGCTGACACGATGCAGAACACTATAGAAATACCTTTTAGGTTTTATCCATGCTTATCAGCAGGTCTTGCTTATTATATATCTTTAAAACGTGCACCCGATAGAATACAACTTTTGAAAAATATTTATGAAGAAGAATTTGATAGAGCAATGGCAGAGGATAGAGACAGATCCTCTTTTACTATCGCTCCAAGTTTAGATTATTATAAGGTCTGATAATGTCAAAATATGCAAATCCAAGTAACTCATATGTAATATCAGATCGTTCAGGATTTCGCTATCGTGCTAAAGATACAAGAAAAGAATGGAATGGATTGCGTGTAGGTAAAGATGAGTATGAAGATAAGCATCCACAACTCGATCCTAGACCTAAGAAAGCAGATGCAGAGGCTTTACGTGATGCAAGACCTGAAAGAACAGAACCATCTATAGAAGTATTATTAGATCTTAATCCTTTTAAAACAAGTGGTTCTGGGAGCAGTATAGTTACTGTAACAGAGAAAAGTCATGGAAGATTAGCATCAAGCACTGTTAGATTTAGGAATGTAGTTTCTTTTGATGGTATAACAAAATCTGTTATGGAAAATTCATCTGGCTTTACTATTGCTAGTATTGTTGATACAAATAATTATACTATAACAGTTTCAGATACTGCAACTGTAGGTTCAATAAAAGGTGGTGGCAAAATTGCTTCAGCAGGTCCTGTCACATTGGAGGGTTAAATGAGTTATACGTTAACAACTTTAAAGACATCCATAGAAGATTACACTGAAAACAATGAAACTACTTTTAGAAATAATCTAAGAAACTTTATTAGATCAACAGAAAATCGTCTTTTTAAAATGATTGATTTTGAAGTTTTTCGTAAAAATGTTACGAGTGCAACAAGTTCTTCAGATAAATTTTTATCTGTGCCAACTGATTTTTTCTCACCATTTAGTTTGTCTCTAACAGTTTCTAGTAATACAACTTTTTTATTAGAAAAAGATGTAAATTATATTCAAGAATATCATCCTAATCCTGCAACCACTGGTGTACCTAAATATTATGCAAGATTTGATGTAAATAATTTTATATTAGCTCCAACACCTAATAGTAACTATTCTGTAGAATTACATTATTATTATAGACCAACAAGTTTAGCTGACAGTACAATTGAATTGACTGTTGGAGTGGCTTCAAGTTTTGCAGTTGGAGAAACAATAACTGGTGCATCTAGTGGTGCTACAGCAACTATTGACAGTAAAAATGACAGTACGAACAAATTAACAATTATTGTACCTACAACAGCTTTTACAAATGGTGAAACAATTACAGGTTCTACAACTTCTCACAGTTCTGCTATATCAGCTATATCAAGCGACACTACAACTACTTGGTTAAGTAAAAATGCTATAAACGCAATACTTTACGGATCGCTTGTAGAAGCGTATATATTTATGAAAGGTGAACCAGACGTGATACAACAATATGAAAAAAGATTTATGGAAGAAGTAAGTCGTTTAAAAGATTTTGGTGAAGCTAGGGAAAATGCTGATGCTTATAGGCAAGGACTACCTCGTCAAAAAAGAACATAGGAGATAGATTATGGCAACCTCAAATGCAGCAACTAATTATTTAGAGAGAAGATTATTACATTATATCTTCAAGAATGACTCGTTAAGTTTCTCAAGTCCTGGTGACAATATTTATGTTGGACTAGCAACAGCAGTATCTGCCGCTGAAACAGGTTCATTAACAGAAGCAAGTTTTGGTGGATATGCTAGACAAAATGTAACAGCAGCTAATTGGACAACAATAGGTGCTGACTCAACAGATACACAGACAGCAAAAAATACAAATGCAATTGACTTTCCAGCTAAGACAGATAGTGGAACACAAACAATAACTCATGTATTCCTTGTAGATGCAAGTTCAAGTGGTAACATATTGTTTGTTGGAGAACTAGATGCAAGTAAGACATTAGCAGAGGGTGATATATTTAGAATTAACGCAACAAACTTGAGTATTGAGTTGAAGTAATGGCTTTAGTAATAAAGGACAGAGTTAAAGAAACCACAACTACTACAGGCACTGGAACATTTAATTTAGCTGGTGCAGTAAGTGGCTTTGAAGGTTTTATCCAAGTTGGTGATGGTAATACAACATATTATGTTTGCACAGATAATACTGATTTTGAGATTGGTATAGGAACATTTACTGACGCATCACCTGATACTCTTTCAAGAGATACAATTTTGCAAAGTTCTAACTCAGACAATAAGGTGAATTGGAGTGCTGGTACAAGGACAATATTCTGTACTTACCCTGCTGATAAAGCAGTTTTTGAAGATGCAAGTAATAATATTAACGGCACATTTGTAGGTAATATTACAGGAGATGTCACGGGCAACGCTGATACTGCTACTACTTTAGAGACAGCTAGGACAATTAACGGAACAAGTTTTAATGGAAGTGCAGATATAACTGTAACTGCTGCGGCAGGCACACTAACTGGTAGTACACTTAATTCAGGAGTGACAGCATCTAGTTTAACAAGTCTTGGAACACTAGCCAGTAATTTAAACTTAGGTGGTCAAGATATTGTAACCACAACATCCAATCAAGATATTGACCTTGCAGCACACGGAACTGGTAAAGTAGTTATAAAAGGAAATACTAATCAAGGTGCTATAAAATTAAACTGTGAAGCAAACTCACATGGACAAACCATTATAGCCGCACCACACTCAGAAAGTGCTAATAATACTTTAACACTGCCAAGCACTGGTGGTGATGCTAGATTAGTTACAACATCCTCAACTGCAACATTAACAAATAAAACATTTGACGTTGAAGGCACTGGCAATTCAATATCAAATATTGACGTAGCAGATTTTAAATCAGGAGTATTAGATACCGATATATCAAGTGTCTCTGGAAGTGATGACACATTAGCATCAGCTAAAGCAATTAAGACTTATGTGGATGCTCAAAAAGCTGATATGCAGTTTGTTTTAGAAGATGGTGATGGTACAGAAGTACAGATTACTAAAGATAGTGAAGTCAAGTTTGTAGAAGGTGGTGGTTTAGATATAAACTGGACAGATACTTCTACTGGTTCAGATGGCGATCCTTATGATCTAACTTTTACTGTTAATGCCGCACAAACTGGTATTTCATCTGTAGTTAATACAAGTTTAGAAATAGGTAGAGATGCAGATAACAGAATAAAGTTTGGCACAGATAATCAAATTATTTTTGAAGTATCTGGTGGTGATAATGTAATATTTAAAGCAAGTGGTGAAATAGAAGCTAGTTCATTAGATATTAGTGGCGATGCAGATATTGACGGCACATTAGAAGCTGATGCAATAACTGTCGGTGGCACGGCATTGAATACTGTGATTGCAGGAGTAACAGTTACAAATGCAACAACAGCAGCAGTCGCTACTACAGTAACTATTAGTGACAATGAAAGTACAAACGAAGATAATGCTATCATCTTCACATCAGGTGGCGATGTAGATGGTGGTAATATAGGATTAGAGAGTGATGGTGATTTAACATATAATCCTAGCACAGGAAGACTAACAGCCACACAATTGTCAGGTACATTACAAACTGCAGCTCAATCTAATATAACATCTTTAGGAACACTTACTGGATTGACTGTAGATGGTGATGCGACACTCACTGGTGCTAACTATAATGTGGTATGGGATAAATCAGATAATGCTTTAGAGTTTACTGATAATGCTAAACTTAAAATAGGCACAGGAGGTGATTTAGAAGTTTATCATAGTTCTAATAACTCTGTAATTGCAGACTCTAGCTCTGGTAGTTTATTTATTAGAGGTAGTGTCATAAGAATAGATGACCCCAATAGTGATGACTACATTGTTTGTACTCAAGATGGTTCAGTTGATGTATATCATAATGGTAGTAAAAAATTTGAAACAACAAGTGCTGGAGCAACTGTAACTGGTGTTGTTACAGCAGATGGATTTACAATTGGTTCGGCTGTAATTGCTGAAGCTGAATTAGAGCAATTAGATGGTATTACAGCAGGAACAGTCGCTGCAAGTAAAGCTGT